CGCAAAATTGCGTATAGTATATAAAATACTATACGCGCTTGGTTGTTTTCACATATCAAGTGGGTTAAAAGCCCCGTATGCTTGGAGACCAGGTTTGTTTGCCGACTTACGGAATGTCGTTAAACTCTAGGCTTTCCGGATGGCTTCTAATTATCCGAGGCCCGTACGTGGGCTCGAAGTTTAGTAGAGAGTACGCGTACAAAAGTCCTAGTTGTTTTCATACATCAAGTGGGTTAAAAGCCCCGTGTACTTGGAGGCTAGGCAACACGATTACAGTAGCCTGTACTACCTGAAGCATGTAGTAAAACTGCACAGTTGAAAATTGTCACAAACGGGCTGAAAGCGTAGGGCTGGATTGTTGAGGGATAGCATTCTGCGGGATGTGAAAGAACATGTTAGACATGTATTATGGTTTTTCCCAATACGCAGTCTTTGCTGTGCGTGTGTAGGCAAAAGGAAGTGAGAGAGCTGACCGTCTCTCATGGGTATCTAGGTTATTCAGAGTACGCTGCTACTGCGGTAGCGGACACAACCCAGGTGTTCGGGTCTCTGTCTTAGAACTATTATTGATGGCGAAAGTTGTTAATGGGCTCTCTAACGTCACTCTTAAATGGTACGTGTCGATTGAGTTTATTGCAATGAATAGCCAACCCTATAATGATGGAACCAATTTACGAGAATACTAAAACTGTAACTGAACCAATACTTTACTACCCATTCCGTTACAACTGGAATATTAAGATTCTTGACCTCACAGATAAGGAGGGTCAAGAGAGTGTCAATAAGAAGTTTTTAAGGAAGTTTACTAAACTTAGGAAGCTTTGTTTGAGACTTCAAAAGGACACTGCCTTCTGGAAAAATACTAGAAGTAGGTTAGATATGATTCAGGATGACATAGACAAAATGGTCGCACAAAGTGGCCCTGTTATGAGTCAGAGCTTAAGTGACAGGGTTGACCGCATGTACCATGAGTTAATACATACGAATGTCGCTCAAATGAATTTCTCTATACCGTTTTCACATAATTTGTCCAAGGATTCAAAGGCGTTTCTTACTCAAACAGTAGACACTTCTCTTGATGGTATGAAGCAGATTTCTAATGAAACAGTGAATACCATTAAGGAAGTGTTCGAAACGTTTTTGACTAAAATGACGACTACATTTGAACAATGTGCAGAAGCTCATTGTAAAATTAAAAGCTTCTGCACATTGTTCAAATGTAGTCGTCATTTTAACAATGTGCAGGAAGCTTTTAATTTTACAATGAGCTTTATGAGATTTTTAGCTTTGGCTTATGCCATCTTTTTCCTCATTTCACGAGCAACTAAGTTCTTTGGAGCGTCATTTTCTACGATATCTACTGTTCTGATAACTCTTATTACTATGACAGTAACTGACAAGTTAGTTAAGAAATTTTTGGTCGATTACTACTCAAAACACATGGAAAATGCTAAAATGTTAGCCCAAGCAGGAGAGGAAGACTCGTCTTTTCTATCCTACGTCATTCCCCCATTGTTTTTAGAATCAGTTGTAGATACAAAATCTAACTTGTTTAAGAGGATTTGGAAGAGTAAAGACCTGGACCTTGTTGTTAAGAGGTTGTCGTATTTTGGTGATGCTAAAATATACAATGCCTTTGACAATATAGGCACGTGGTTGACTACGATGATCAACAAGACAGTAAATTATGTAAAGGTTACACTCTTGGGCCATGATCCTGAAGAATTTTTGGAGAATCAGAGTGACCCTCTGGTGGATTGGGAAGAGCAGTGCAGGAAACATTTCGTTTCAGACACTGATAGAATAGCGATCTATACAGAGTCCACGTTAGCGGACATTAAACGTCTGTACAATATGGGCGTTAGTTATATGCGGCATCCTCTGTATAAACCCCACCAGCGTGTTATTTCTGAGATTCTGAATCAGTTACTCAGGTTTGCTGATAAGATCAAAAAGAAGGTAGGCACGGATGCTTCTGTTCGAAATCCCCCAGTTACTCTATATTTATATGGAGAAACAGGAGTAGGTAAATCTACTTTGACGTATCCTTTGTGTGCCACTCTTCTTAAAACCATCTTTACAAGAGAGGGGAATACAGTGATGCTTGAATCTCTTAAACAACATTACAAAGAGATGATATACGTGAGAGCTGCAGAACAAGAGTTCTGGGACGGCTACACGCAGCAATTAGTCACTGTATTTGATGATTTCAATCAGCAAGTTGATTCTTCCGCAAACCCAAGTTTGGAGTTATTTGAAATTATTAGGAGTTCTAATATATTTCCTTATCCATTACACATGGCATCGATTGAAGAGAAGGCTAATACCGTTTTTCAATCAAAGGTGATATTGTGTTCTTCTAATAATAAGACTCCAAAAACTGAATCTCTAAATTATCCGAAGGCTTTGTTAAGAAGGTTCGCGAAATTCGTCGAAGTTAAGAGGGCTCCTTCTGAAAGTGGTACATTCTCTACTGATTGTTATACTTTCGTGGAATATGATCCATTTGACCACTGCAACATCGTTAAATCAATGTCTTTCAATGAATTGATAGATGAGGTGGTTGCCATGTATTTCCACGAAGGAGAGTTTGTATCTTCCGTAGATAAATTTATTATGGAGAATGTATTTGCTCAGGGAGGAGGCTCTTTATCAGACGAAGAAGATGATTTTATTGAAGCTAGTTCTTATGGTGACAGTAATCTGGATGAAGCCTTGACACGTGAAGAAAAGAAAGAAATTATTGAGTGTATCAACGATCAATTTAAGAATGAGAATGATACTAGAACTTCCTTCCAGTTGATTAGAGACTATTTCCATTGTGCTAAGGACTCGTTACAAGAGAAATTTTTAGCTTATCGCCGAAAGTACTCTTTCGACGATTGGTTTAGTTTCTCAAAAGCGTCCAAAGTAGTATTGGGAATACTTTCTCTCGTATTGGTTGGGTATGGCATATATTCATATGTCAAAGGAAATCCTGCAAAAGACTCAGCTGAATCCTACGAGCCAAAGGTGGCGAGTAAGGCCAAGGTTGAGGGAAGTAATGGCGTTCCCGAGGCATATGAATCTAAAGTCAACAGAAAGATCAATGTTGAAGGGTATAATGCGAGAGATCTTAAGCGTAAAGTAGAGGCTTATGCTCCTAAAGTTAATCGAACTGTGCGCGTGGAATCTAGTGAGGTGATAATACATCCTAATTCTCTGATCGAGAAAGGTGATGATATTGTACAGTCTGAAGCATGTAGCGATATAAATGCTTCGGAACAACTCACTGCTGTTACGACTAATAACACCTATGTAATGACTATCTTATCTAAAGAATCTGTTATTAGAGTGGGGCACTGCATTTTTCTGAAAGGAAAGATTGCAGTAGCTCCTGGTCATTATCTTCGTATACTCCAACGCGCATATGAGTTAGATGACGGTGCTATTTTACAATTTAATCATCCTTACGGTAAGAGAAACTTCTTTACGTTTATCGGTGATATCCAGTTCTCGTTGTATAAAACGAAAAATATATCCAAAACGAACGATTTGGATTCTCGTGACTTGATGCATTTTGTTGTTGATAAGTCAGTAGTTCACAGAGATATTTCTTCGTATTTCTGTGAACGTTTAGAACTGCAATCTGTTGGTTCTACTCGAATCCAATTACCTGTTATGCGATGGGTAAGAGATGTTGGATATATTTTCGTTAAGTCGGGACAAGGTACTAGTTGTATAAAGAACGTTTCCAACGTTAGTTATATGACTGATACTGATCCCGACGCTCGAGAAATTCGATTGAGGGAAGCATGGGAGTATTCTTTAGAAACAATATCTGGTGATTGCGGAGCTCCCCTTTTTGTAACCAATAGTAAAATAGGACCTGGTAAAATTATAGGAATTCACACAGCTGGGGGTCATCGATTCGGAGTTGGCAGTTGCTTTGCCACTCCGTTTTACTTAGAGGACGTGAAAGAGATCTTGTCTCGGTACGATTATAAAGCACAGTCTTGTGCTTTTGAGTTAGTATTGCGACAGGATCTTGAACCATGTGCTCTACCTAACCACTTGGATGAATGCGAATTCATCTTGATGGGAAAGGTAAAGGATCCTCCAGTTCAACCATCTAGAAGTAAAATATCTCCATCTCCCTTGTACGGACACATAACTGAACCCTCTAGTGCCCCAACTTGGTTATATCCTAGGGAGCTTGATGGACAGATTTTTGACCCTTTAAAATATAGAACTGCTAGACTTGGAAAAGATAGCGTTCCTATTAGAAGTAAGTTAATTAATCTGGCCAAAATGGCTCTTATAGATGATATATATTCCGTGTACTTGCAAAAGAAAGATCTTTTGGACGGACGATTTCCATCATCGTTGACCTTTGATCAAGCAGTGTTGGGGATACCTGGAGAAGACTATGTCAATTCAATAAAACGTGATACCTCTTGCGGTTATCCTTTCGTTAAGGAAGGATGGACACGAGCTAAAATCTTCGGTAACGGTGATGAATATGACATGTCTACCTCGGGTGTTCAAATGTTACGAGAGAAAGTACAGGAATGCATAGAGGCGGCGAGACAAGGGAAGATATTGGACCATTATTTTATAGATACATTAAAGGACGAAAGGAAGCCTAAACATAAGGCTCATAAGTCTCGAATGTTTTCTAATGGACCAATAGATTATCTTGTTTGGAGTAAGATGTATTTTAATCCGATAGTAGCGGTGTTGTCTGAGCTTAAAAATGTAGACCATATTTCCGTGGGGTCCAATGTGTATTCTACGGACTGGGACGTTATTGCAAGGTACTTGAAGTCGAAATCTCACCATATGGTGGCTGGAGACTTCGAGGGCTTTGATGCTTCGGAACAGTCCGACATATTGTACGCTGCGGGAGAGGTTCTGCAAGAGTTGAGTAAGAAAATCTTTAACTCAACTGAGGATGAGATGTTGCAACAGAGGGCTATCATCCACTCGTTGGTCAATTCACTTCATATCAATGAGAACGGGATTGTTCTTCAATGGTGCAAGTCTCTTCCTAGTGGCCATTATCTCACCGCTATTATTAATTCCGTCTTTGTGAATTTGGTTATGTGTCTTGTATTTATGGAAGCCAATCAAAAATATTCATTTACGACTGCTTCTTCATTTTTCCGTGAATGTGGTATAGTAGCATATGGAGACGACCATGTTGTCTCTGTTCCCGAAAAATACTTGTCTGTGTTTAATCAACAGACACTACCAGTGTTGATGAGTAAATTCGGGATGTTCTATACCATAGAAACCAAGGATGACACAGAGATTGATTTCCTTTCGAGGAGATTAGAGGATGTGTCGTACTTGAAACGGAATTTTGTTTATGACGAATCTAGGCAACGTTATATTGCTCCTCTCTCTTTGGATGTTGTATTGGAAATGCCTATGTGGACCAAATCCAGCAAGGACATTGTAACTAATGTATTCTGTAATTTGGAACACGCCCTCAAGGAGTTATCATTGCATGATAAAGAATTGTGGGAAAAATGGAGTCCTGTATTGCATTCAAAGAGTGAGGAAGTCCTGAAAATGGTTTCTTCTCTGAAATTTCAAGATGAGGTCAGGGAGATTGCTCTTGGCCTTTCAGGTTATGAGTAGTTTTCTTGACTTCTCTTAAAACCAACAATGTGATCTTGCTTGCGGAGGCAAAATTTGCACAGTATAAAATCTGCAAGTAGTGCTATTGTTGGAATCACCGTACCTATTTAGGTTTACGCTCCAAGATCGGTGGATAGCAGCCCTATCAATATCTAGGAGAACTGTGCTATGTTTAGAAGATTAGGTAGTCTCTAAACAGAACAATTTACCTGCTGAACAAATTAATGAAAATTATGAAAATAAACAACAACTTGTTGAACAGACTGAAATTACCACCTTTGAAAACGATTTGATAGTGCTTGAAGATGGACCGCAGATGGAAGAACCTCTTCCTTATGCATTCCATGGACAGCATACTGATAATCGTCAACATACGGTGGTTAATTTCTTGCAACGTCCCCAGGTTATTTTCGATTCGTCTTGGGCGTCTGATCTCCCTCGAAACAAACAATTTATGGATTCGATTATGATACCAGATGATATCATTTCTTTTCCAATGTTTGCGGAAAAACTCAAAGGATTTTCTTCTTTGAGAGCAACAGCTGTAATAACAGTGCAATTTCAGACGCAACCATTTCAAGCGGGAAGGGTCATGTTGGGATCATTTCCATTACCAACACTCAACCCAACTAGAGTTAAGTTTGCCACCAATCATGTGTCTCGTTTAATGCTTTTAAACCATGTCCAGTGTGATATTGCCAAGGAAACTGAAGTATCCTTACGGATTCCTTTTGTTTCTCCATACAATTCATACGACTTGGTGTCGAAGCGTTTTCCGTGGGCTAAAGTGGTTGGTTTGGTGTACTCACCTCTTACTACGACCATTCCCGTAGATTATATAGTATACGGTCATTTTGAGGACGTGGAGTTGGGTTGTCCAACTTCAGGAATGTTGGCTCAAGCAGGTCTTAAAGTGCAACCTCCTACGAACTCTGACTCTCGACAGCGTGCCAAAGAGAGTAAGGGAAAGAAGGATTACTCTAAGACAGGCGCAGCTTTTAAACAATCTGTTTCAAAGCTGGGCGAACATTTACCTTTCCTCAAATCTGGAGCGAACTGGGTCAGTGAGAACATTCTACAACCTGCAGATGAAATCATAGGACCTATTTTATCTCTTTTTGGGTTCTCGAAGCCCCTTTTGCCCATTACCAATCCCACCGTTTTACGGCCAGCGAATACCTTTGCTATCACTGATACAAATGATATGTCGCATAGTCTGGCGCTTTCTAATGATACCAATGTACCATTTGTTAAGGCGCTGGATGGTTCTGGTTTGGACGAAATGAGCTTCGATTACCTGAAGAAGATACCCCAATTCATACAGTCAAAATTCTTCACCACCACGACAAAACCTCAAGAGGTTTTGTTTCAGACTAAAGTAATGCCTCATTACTTTGTCCCGGCTGGCGATGTAACTGTCGCCATGGATAAAGATAAAACTAGAACTATTTGGCAACCTAGCCATTTAGCCTATATCACTTCCATGTTTAAGTATTGGACGGGTTCGCTCGTGTATACATTCAAATTTGTTAAAACAGACTACCATTCTGGTAGGGTGGAGATTTCTTTCCACCCTTTTTCTGATTATACCGCTAACTCCTATTCGGATTATACCTATAGGATTATAGTGGATTTGAGGGAAAAGTCTGAGTTTTCGGTTACAATACCCTTCATTTCTCCAGTACCATACAAACGCATATCTAGGCCAGATTGGGATAAACCTTATTCCAAGTACGCTCATGCTAGTACAGGAACTCTGGTGTTGAAGGCGTTGACATCGTTAAAGGCGACTAATACCGTGGTTTCCAATTCTGTGGAAATCTTGATAGAAGTCAATGCTGGCGACGATTTCAACGTTATCGCTCCTATCGAAAACATCTTCTTCCCCTTCTCTCTCTCTCCAGGGAGGAAGGGGATGGTTGCTCAATCCAATTCGGGGACTGAACAACAAAACCCCAGAGGATCATCTTTGTTAACTGATCCAGAATCTATTACAAAGTCTGATCCTTACAATCCGAATATTTCTCTCTTGATTAGTGGAGAAGTTTTCACGAACTTCAGAAATTTGATCAAGAGGGTAAATTTCAGAAAGGCTACTACGTTGAATGGAAAACGTATCTCAGATACGTTTGACATCAACAGCCTGATTGAAGCACCCCGTCTTGATATAGCGCAATATGTCGATACTGAAACAAAGGAGGCTAAATATGGATTTAGCTACTTTTGGTCAGCTCCCACTACCTTAAACATAGTGGCGGAGATGTATGCGCTTTATCGAGGAGGAGTTCGAGTTAAAGTAGTTACTGAGAAGGGTGTAGATTTCGTCAGAGCTACCGTTAGTCCTCAACAGACTTATGGTAGCGATGTCGCTCCTACTACTCACATCAGTACTCCTTTGGCAATAGAACAAATACCTATAAAGGGAGTCGCAGAGTTCCAAATACCGTACTATGCTCCATGTTTGTCATCTTCGTTTAGAGCGAATTCGGAAACATTTTACTATAGTTCAGGTCGGAATAATCTCGATATAGCCACTTCACCTCCCACCGTCAATCGCTATTATGCGGTTGGTGCGGGAGATGATATGGACTTTTCCATCTTTATCGGTACGCCGCCCTGTATTCATGCATCTCAGACGGCCCAGTTTACCAAGATAAAACAAGGTAAAGTGTATGATTTGAGGTATGATCAGTACGACCCTTTTAGGGAAGTCCAGGACGGTACGGCGTTCCTCAATGCTCGTAGTATTGAGGATAGCGATTTGTTGTGAGCTCCTTTAGAGGGAGGGCTCACTTTATCTATTGCTTAATTCGGTAAGCCACAAATTTTTCTAAGTGTCATGAGTTTCTTCTCGGTTCTTCTCATGATTACTAATCGAACCGTGTGTAGAGTCAGAATGTTGTGGTTTACGTTTCTTCTTGTTGC